CCCAACAACCACGACTGTCCTTATACGCAGTTCAGAAAGAGATGATCCAATGAACATACTGCATGACGCCTTCGATCTCTTCCCACTTGCAGGTACAGCCCTCAGTTCTAAAGTTCTAGATTGGACACCAACTGGCTCGTACTTCACCTGCAACCCCCAAGTAAAAGACACTGACATCGACTTCGCTGTGCGTGTGCATTGCCTCCAGACATTCGGAAGTGCTCTTGAGGACAAGAACTGGACCGTCACCTATGACGATCCTGAGTACACCATCTGTACCAACAACGAAGTTCCTTTCATCACCGCACGTCAAGGCAAGTTCAACCTGATCATCTTCAGTGAATGGGCAGGCTTCCGGGCATACGCGACTGCAACACACGTGGCCAAACACCTGAACCTCCTGAACAAGGATGACCGAGTGATGTTGTTCCAAGCTGTGTGTGGTGGGCGTTCTGCTGCAACAACCCACATGGAGGACATCTTCTGATGACCAAGAAACGCACACTACTGATCGACGCCGACGTGCTGGCGTACCAAGCTGCGTCTGCCCTTGAGACCGCCATTGAGTGGGAGCCGGGGTTCTGGACGTGGCACGTTGAGTTCGATGCCGTGTGGCAGCGGGTTGACGACATGGTCAAGGACATCACCGAGAAGCTTGAGGCTGATAAGGTGGTTCTCTGCCTAACAGACCCTGACCACAACTTCCGCCTCGACGTACTGCCCACCTACAAGACACACCGCAAGTCCACGAAGAAGCCTCTGATCCTGTACCATCTCAAGGAATGGCTGGTGGAAAACCGTGACGCAATCATAGTCCCAGGACTTGAGGGCGACGACGTGATGGGCATCCTTGCGACCCGTGGCTCTGGTGAGAAGATCATCGTGTCCATCGACAAGGACATGAAGACAATCCCCGGCAAGTACGTTCGGACACGCGCTGTCGTCAACGAAGACGGTGCTGAACTGGTAGGTGCCTTTGAGATACTCGACATCTCTGAGGAAGAAGCTGACAGGTTCCATATGCTGCAGACCCTGATGGGTGATGTGACCGATGGGTATAGTGGCTGTCCCGGCATAGGTGACACCATTGCACAGAAGATCATCGACGGTTGCTTAAAGAAGGAACCATATGAGCACACCCTAAAGAGTGGCCCCCGCAAGGGAGAGACCGAGACACGCTATACGATGGAACCCTGCGACGATATCTGGGAAGCCGTTGTGTCTCACTATGTGGCTGCTGGGCTGGGTGAGCAGGAGGCACTACGTCAGGCGCGAGTAGCCCGCATCCTCCGATCTTCAGACTTCAACTTCACAACTAAGGAGCCAATCTTATGGCAACCGATGACAACTTCTACACAGCTAGACGTATAACCCACCCTGTGTGGGAGACACCTGTCGCGCTGACCCCTAAGGTAAAGTCCGATGGTGGATCGTCCACCTACTACTTCCTCCCGAAGGGTGCCACGGAACTGAACGATCTGATTGAACACCGTGCCATGAGCTTCGCCCGTGGGAACATGTTCAAGGCTCTGTATCGCCTCGGTGAGAAGGAGGGCGTGGACGTGCTCTATGACATTAACAAGATGGAGCTATTCCTCGGCAGACTTCGCAAGATGCACTTGGAGGGGAAAGACCTCTGATGCAGTTCAAATGCAACCACTGCCAAGTCCTGATATCTCGGCAGTACTTCGGTGAGCCTGTGATCAAATGCACATGCGGGGCTGTCTACAAGAAGACAGTCACCGTTGTAGTCACAGACGAGACACCCTCCCGCACCACCCATTGAGTTCCACCATTCCAGAGGAGCATCTAATGCGAGACCTTTGCCCTACTATTGATGAGGCGCTTCTTGAGTACCTCGAAACCCAATTCCCAGACCGCGCAGCAGACCCTGACAAGAGTGACCCTATGAAGGTCTTCGGTCATCAGGTGGTGATCCGTCACCTACGCGCAGCCTATGAGGAACAACAGGAGAACCCCAATGTGTGGACCTGATATCCCCGATCCGCTACCCGTTCCTCCAGCACCACCCGCTGCTTCAGAGACTGCAGGCAGTATTAAGAGTGCAGGAACCAAGCCCCAAGCAAACAAACCAGATGCGCAGTCTACAAGCCGTAACGGCATCGACCAGCTCCGCGTGGACCTGAATGTCCCCGGCGCACCAGAGAGCACAGGCAGTGGCGGCTTCGGTAGCTTACTCGCACGTCTAGTCTGATAGTCGCGCAGCCCTCCCTCCACTAAGGAAATCACATGACTGATACAACCAATCCCGGTGTGGGGTCGGCAGCAGGCCGCTATGCTGAACTTACCCCTGATCGTGAACACTTTATCCGCAGGGGTGACAAGGCTGCGAAGCTGACGTTGCCTATGCTATTCATGCAGGGCAAGAACCCTACACAGGGCGGTGACATTAAAGACCCCAACCAGAGCTTAGGTGCGCGTGGTGTAAACACGCTGGCGTCTAAGATGGCAATGTCCCTGCTTCCCACAAACACACCATTCTTCAAGCTCAACATCAACACCCTGAAACTCAAGAGTGAAGGCAATGGTAAACAAGAGACGGAGATCAAGAAGGGTCTAGCGGTTATCGAACGTGGCGTTGTACGTGCTGTCGAGAACTCTGGCGACCTGACGACCACCGTAGAGGCACTTAAGCATCTGGCCGTAGTAGGCAATGTGGCGTACTTCATCGGTGAGAAAGGCTCCCGTCTTTATGACCTGAACAAGTATGTGGTCGTCCGCGATGCTGATGGCCGTGTACGAGAAGCGATCATCTGTGAGGACATGTCGCCAGCTTCAATGTCGAAGGAGGCACAGCGCCTCATCACCATGGCCGCAACAGCTGCGGGCAAGGACACCATTGAACGCACAGTGAAGGTCTACACATACGTCACTGTGTCTGATGGCAGAGCTAAGTGGCATCAAGAAGTCGAAGGACATATCGTTGCTGGAACAAAGAGCGACGTTCCTGAAGAAGCCAATCCTTGGATGTTCCTCCGCTTCGTGCGCGTCGATGGAGAGAACTATGGGCGCAGCTATGTAGAGCTGTACATGGGTGACCTCGACAGTCTTGAGGTACTAACCACAGCCGTGCGTGACGCTGCTATTGCAGGGTCTAAGGTTGTGTGGCTCGTCAACCCACATGGTGTGACCAAAGCATCCGTGATCGCTAAGGCTGAGAACAACTCAGTGAAGCCGGGGGTCGCTACAGATGTGACTGTCCTCCGTATGGACAAGGCCTCTGACCTTCGTGTTGCTGAGAACATGATCCGCTCAATTGAAAGCCGCCTTGCGCTGGCCTTCATGCTCAACTCTGAAGTCATGCGTGACGCAGAACGAGTGACAGCTGAAGAGGTACGCTTCGTTGCCCAAGAGCTGGATGACAGCCTCGGCGGCATCTACTCCATCCTCTCGAAAGACTTCCAGCTACCTTATGTGAAACGTCGGATGCACCTTATGCGTAAGGCTGGGGAAATCCCTAAGCTCCCCGACACCGTTGAACCAGCAATCGTGACAGGCTTCGCAGCCCTTGGCCGTGGCCATGACCGTGAGAAACTGATGCGGTACGCTATGGCATTAGCTGAGATCGTAGGCAAAGAGAGCCTCGGTAAGTACATCAACCTTGATGAGCTGACCAGCCGCCTAGCAGTCGCTGACGGTATTGAAACCGAGAACCTCCTGATCGATCCAGAAGAACGGAAAGCCCAAGAGAAGGCTGCACAGGATACTGCAATGCAACAGCAGCTTGCACCTGAGATGCTTAAACAACTCGGCGGTGCTGCCAAAGGCCAGATGGCTGGAATGATCCCACCCCCTCAAGAAGGAATACCCAATGGCGCGTAAGCCAAAGAACACCCCGATCCCTCCACAGGCATCTGAGGCTGCTATCGGCCCTGTGCTGAGTAACCCCGGTGACTTGTCTACGGCTGTCCGTGACCAATCCACCCAGAAGATGCCTAGCGGCGCAACACGTGAGGACTACTGAACATGACAACACCAGTGACGCAAGAAGGCACTGCTGAAGCGACCCCCGAAGTAGCTGCACCAGACATGACCCACGTGACGATCCAAGGTCAGCCTGTAGAAGCTACAGAGGGTGAGGTTCTTCTGGCAGGTAAGTTCAAGACACAGGAAGACCTGATCAAGGCTTACTCTGAGTTGGAAACAAAGCTGGGTGTGAAATCCCAGCAGCCTGCAGAACCACCAGTGACTGAAGAGGAGCCTGCTGAGGTAGCCCCTGCAGCTGAGACGCCTGAGGGTGATGTTGAGGATGCAAGTCCATATGGACCAGCAGTCTCGAACGCACTGAAAGCTGCAGACCTGAACCTCGACGATGTCCGTAAGGAGTACACCGCCAACGCAGGGAAGCTCAGTGATGCTTCATACGAAGCTCTGGAGAAAGCAGGGTTCCCTAAGGCGATGACGGACACGTACCTCAAGGGTCTTGAGAACGCGGCGACGAACCAGAACGCTGTGACAGAAGCCCAGATCATCAAGATCAAGGCATCGGTTGGGGGTGACGCACAGTTCACAACCATCCAAGACCACGTCAGCAATAGCTGGAGTGATGCTGAGAAAGCAGCCTACAATGCCGAGATCAACAGCGGTGATATGCCTCGTGTGCAGAACGCTGTGAAGGTGGCACAGGCCAGCTACCTCAAGGATATAGGAACTGAAGCGCATCTGGATGCTGGTGGTCGTGCTCCCTCTGCTGAGGGTGGTTATGCTTCTGCTGATGCGATGATGGAGGACATGCGTAAGCCAGAGTACAAGACCTCGCAGACGTTCCGTGACAAGGTTGCGGCGAAGCTGATGAAGTCTCCAAACGTGGTACAGACACGATGAACCCTAGCACCCTCAATGGCATCGCCGGACTGGTGGGGAGCTTTGCCCCTATCATCGACGAGATGTTCACGACCCCTGAGGAACGCTCTAACGCCAAGCTGAAGTTGCTTGAGCTTGCCCACCGTGGTGAGCTTGCGCAGCTTGCAGTGAACTCAGAGGAGGCTAAACATAGCAGCCTCTTCGTCTCAGGCTGGCGTCCCTTTGTGGGGTGGACCTGTGCAGTTGCACTGTGTCTGTCCTTCATCGTGTTCCCGATCATCCAGAGCTACTTCATCTACTACACGGCATTCACTGACGAGGTCATCGATCTCTCAGGACTTCCTAAGTTCGACTGGAGTGTCCTTGCCCCTGTTCTTATGGGTATGCTCGGCCTCGGTGCTCTTCGGACTGCTGAGAAAATGACAGGTGTCGCCCGCAAGTAGTGGGCCATACCAATTAAGTTCCACCATTGCACAGAGAGACACGGCTGAAAGCGTCAGTTCGCGGCTGACCCCGGCGATCTCTCTGGGCAACAACACCACCTCAATATAACAGATCACAGCAGCCACCATCGACTTCGTCATAGTCGAGCTGGCACCTAAGACAAGCATAAGCAAGCTTGGCCCTCTGCGGAGGACAACCCTGCCGACGCAAGTGTGTAGTCAACAAGGAGCAATTCCCTGTAGATCAAACATATTGAGATAACACCATGCCTATTCTGTCCCAACTCGGCGTAGTCAACGCCGCTACTCCTGCGGACTACGAAGCAGCTAACGCGCTGTTCCGCACACAATTCACTGGCGAAGTTCTGACAGCCTTTAATGAGCTGAACATCTTCATGCCTCTGCACCAAGTCCGTACTATCACTTCGGGCAAAGCAGCGACATTCAACCACACTGGTAAAGCAGTCGCCCGCTATCACGTTGCAGGCACCGCGATCCTCGGTGATCAGAAGATCAAACACGCCGAAACCACAATCAACATCGACGACAAGCTGATCTCCAACGTCTTCATCGACGAACTGGAAGAAGCCAAGAACCACTACGACGTTCGTTCTGAGTACTCCAAGCAACTTGGTGCTGCTCTGTCTCGTGCGTTCGACGAGAAGATCGCCCGCGTTATCGCACTGACTGCACGTTCCGCCAACAAGATCGACGATCTTCCCGGTGGCTCACGTCTGGTTGATGCTGCAGCTGCGACCGATGCTTCGGTTCTGTCCGCGATGTTCTTCGACGCCGCTCAGACTTTCGACGAGAAAGATGTCTGGGAAGGTGAGCGCTATGCAACCTTCAAGCCTGCTCAGTTCTATCTGCTGGCTCAACACAAGGACAACCTCAACAAAGACTGGGGTGGCCGTGGTGAGTACGCGAAAGCAACCCTGCCTGAGATCGCAAACATCCAAATCCACAAGTCCAACAACATCCCTTCCGGTGTCGTCGCGGCTGTCGCTGGCGAGAACAACACCTACGACGGTGACTTCTCCACGACTGTCGGCCTGATCTTCCAGAAGGCTGCAGCTGGTACTGTGAAACTGATGGACCTTGCGATGCAACAGTCTGGTGCTGACTTCGAACTGATGTACCAAGGTACAATGATGGTCGGCAAGTACGCGATGGGTTCCGGCTCTCTGCGTCCTGAGTGCGCCATCGAAGTGGCCACAGGTGTAGTTGCCTAAGGGCGACCACCACCTCCTACGATAAATAACCAAGGGACTGATGCTTAATCGCGTTGGTCCCTTTTTTTTCATTAGACGAAAGGGACGAGCCTCATGGCCCTCCAGAACCCAACGCCTACCACTGAGCTGGAGGCAATCAACCAGATGCTTCGGGCTATCGGTGAGACACCAGTGTCGTCCCTGTCGTCTGATGAAGGCATCGACATTCCTAACGCAGTCGGAACTCTCTCTGAGGTCAACAACGCTGTCCAGCTTGAAGGCTGGGAGTTCAACACAGAGACAGACTACCCCCTCCCTCTCTCTGTGAGCGGCGAGATCAACATCCCTGCAAACGCCCTGAGCGTGGACTTCAAGCCTACCTTCTCTGTACACCCTGTGCAGCGAGGCTCCCGTGCGTATGACCGGAAGAACCACACATACACATTCACTGATGCACTAGAGGCGACGATCATCTTTGGTCTCCCGTTTGACGAGCTTCCAGAGGCAGCACGTTACTACATCACCTACCGCGCCTGCCGTAAACTCATCGATACCGAAGTGGGTTCTGAGGAACTGCACAAGTACACCGCCCGCGATGAAGCAATGGCGCGTGTGACGCTCATCCAACGACACTCTGATGACCTTGATCTGAACATGCTCAGGGATACCCCAGAGTTCAGCCACCTCCGTTAAAGGAAACATCCTCAATGCCCCTCATCTCTGAACAGCTCCCTAACCTCATGAATGGGGTGAGCCAGCAGGCGGTCACGATGCGTATGTCCTCGCAAGGGGAAGCCCAGCTCAACGCGCTGTCTTCTCTGGTGCAGGGAAACGTCAAGCGTCCTCCATCCCTACATAGTGCCAAGGTCAGCGCAGGTTCTGCGTCCGGTTCCTACATCCACACGATCAACCGTGATGCCACAGAGCAGTACGTTGTGCTCGCTGAGGACAGGTTGATCCGCGTCTTCGATCTGGACGGTGTTGAGAAGACTGTGACCTACCCAGACGGTACAGACTATCTAGTATCGACCGACCCTAAGTCTGACTTCAGGGCTGTCACTGTTGCCGACTACACGTTCTTCGTGAACCGCAGCATTGTGGCCGAAGCGCTGCCTGCCCTATCTCCGGGGAATGACTACGCTTCGATACTGTTCATCAAGGAGGTGGCATACGACAGGACATACACGATCAAAGTAGCAGGTGTGGTAGAGGCTACATACACGACCATGCGTTCTGATGACCCAACACCAGCGGTCTCGGTCAAGGAAGTGGTAGATGAGCTTCACTCACAACTGGTCGCCTCCCTGTTTGTTGACTTTGAAATCCAGAAGGCAGGCTCCATCATCTGGATACAGCGGCGGGACTTCACAGACTTTGCCGTGACAATCGACGACGATGATGGCAACAACAGCACTGACCTGATCAGGGATAAAGTTCAGAGGTTCACGGACCTGCCAGCCCTCGGACGCCGTGACCACATGGTAACTGTGACAGGGGACGACAGCAGTGCCTTCGATGAGTATTACCTCAAGTTCACACCAGATGACGCAGCTCGCACCTTTGATGATGGGGTCTGGGAAGAAACTGTTGCCCCCGGTATTGAGTACCAGTTTGACCCTAGCACCATGCCCCACGTTCTCGTCAGGATGCCTGATGGTTCCTTTGAGCTTCGTGAGGAACTCTGGGGAGATCGCATAGCAGGGGACGAGGACAGCGCCCCGTGGCCCAGCTTCGTAGGCAGCACGATCAATGATGTCTACTTCGACCGCCGCCGCCTGTGCTTCCTCTCAGGGGACAGCGTAAGCATGTCAAAGCGTGGAGACTTCTTCAACTTCATGCCTGAGTCAGTCCTTCAAGTATTAGACGATGGCAGGATCGACGTGGCCACCTCAGGCTCATCTGTCGCCAACCTCCAGTACGCTGTGCCTTTCAACCAGAAGATACTACTCTTCTCAGCACAGACACAGTACGAGATCGCTGATGAATACCTGCTGGCATCTAAGCCTCCCGGTGTGAAAGTGATCAGCAACTACCAGACTGCAGGACTAGCAGGTCCAGTAGCTGCGGGACGCACACTGTTCTTAGGTGTAGACCGTGAAGACTGGTCAGGTGTTCTGGAGTATTACGTGCTCAACGACACCAACACCACAGATGCGGCTGACATCACAGAACACGTGCCTGAGTATATCCCGTCAACTATCACATGCCTGACGTCCTCACCGACAGCTGACATCGTGGTCGCTCTGACATCACAAACACCGCGTAGTCTGTGGGTGTATAAGCACCACTGGCAGGGGAACAACAAGCTCCAGTCGAGTTGGTCTGAGTGGCGTATGCCTGAAGGCGCAACTGTGCGTAATGCAGACTTCATCAAGGACGTGCTCGTGCTGGTCGTAGACTATGCAGATGGGGTCTATATTGAGACGATAGATGTTTCTGAAAGCAAGAGAGACGCAGGGGAGGCTATGGTCTACCGCTTGGACCGCAGGGTCACTGAAGCAGAGCTGACGGTCAACGCCTACGACGTCTACACAGACACCACAACCTTTGTGCTCCCGTACCAACCGGGGGTGGCTGAGATCACTGTGGTAACACGCAATGCCAGCGGCACAAGCAACCGTCCAGCAGGGCAGTCTGTCAACGTGATCGCAGGTGCTAACTTCGGGGCTGGTTATGAGTTCACGGTGATGGGCGACTACACAGCAACCAAGCTGTACGTCGGTATCCTGTACAGCCACGAGTACGAGTTTACCCAAGCTGTTCTTAAGACAGCCTCAGGTACAGGTGGTGTGGCCACATCGTTGGCTGGTCGTCTGCAGATCAAGCGTTGGCTCGTCCACGTCGAGAACACTGGATACTTCCGTGCTGAGGTTCTCCCTGTAGGGCGCACATCTCCGTTTGTTCGCCACTTCACAGGCACCTCACTAGGTGGACCTTCAGCTGTCCTAGGTTCAATCGCTCTTAGGAGTTCTCGTGTGGCGTTCCGCGTCAACAGTAAGTCTGACAATGTCAGGATCAAACTGGTCAACGACAGCTTCCTACCAAGCGCCTTCACTGCAGCAGAGTGGGAGGCGATGTACACTCGCAACACATCAAAGGCGTAGTATGTTTAGACCCACCATTGCAGAGGACGTGACGAGCATGGCTCCGATTGTCCGTGAAGAAGACGTAAGGGAGGTCCGGTCAATCACCGGGCTTTCCATTGAAGAGGCCTTGACTATCGGCTTCTTCAGTTCGAGCGACTGCGTGACAGGCTTTGGTAAGACCGGAGAGATCGCGCTGATTGCTGGAGTGGTCCCTGTTATCAAAGGGGCATCTGTGTGGATGATCTCCACCAAAGCAATCATAGGCAACGCCCGCCTGATCGTGACAGAGGGCAACCGCTGGATCACTGAGATGGTCTCTAAACACGGCCTTCTCCACAACGTGGTCGATGCCCGCAACACGATACACCAGAGGCTCATTAAACACATGGGCTTCACCTTCCAGACACCCAAGATCAACTATGGCGTGGGTCAAATCCCCGTCATCCCATTCATAAGGACGCAGACAGATGTGTGAACCAATCACAGCAGCTATCGCCACGATCTCGACGCAGACCATGATGGCCGCATCCCTAGGCATTGCAGCTCTGTCCGCAGGGGCAGGCTACATGGCACAACAAAAGCAGGCCGAAAGCTCTGCCAAGTACGCAGCCCAATCACAGGCAAGCGCCATTGAGAGTATGCTAAGGCAGACTGAAGACCTCAACGCCCGTGGCTCTGAAGAGGCCGCAGCAACCGCTCTACGCACAGAAGATGCCAGACGTAAGGCGCAGTCTGCTTCCTCAACAGCCAACGCTTCTAGTGAAGCTGCAGGCCTATCATTCGATGCACTCATGGGGGACTACGACCGCCAGTACCTCAACTTCGCTGACAGCCAGATGCAACAGCTCGGCTTCCAGACGGATCAGATTGAGCGAACACGTGAGGGTCTTAAGGCACAGACCGAGAGCCGCGTGAACACAGCCCAGAGCCAGATCAAACCAGCGCCTAGTCTCTTCGGGACACTCGCATCGTTTGGTGCAGACGCCATGGGTACAGTTCAGTCCTTCCAAGTACGTGATCCGTTCACTGGCAATTACACAATCTAAGGAGCCACCAACATGGCCAATCAAATCCTACCAACAGCCTCGCTGAACCCTACAGCGGCACCTGTGGATCGGTTCGTCACTCCTGTGATGGATCAGTCCAGTGGGTGGGAAGAGTTGTCCAAGACGCTCTCCGTTGTTAACCCCAAACTGCAGGCAGTCATCAAAACTCAGTATGAGAGAAAGTCTCTCTCTGAAGAGGCTGAGGGTGCCGTGGCTGCAGACAGCATCAACCCTAGTGATGCTCTGAACAACAACCGTGAAGGCTGGAAAGGGCTGATCGATCAGGTACGCGCTCGTGATGCGGCTGAAGGGACAGACAACGCTTCGGCATTGGTAGGTGCCTCTCCTCACTTCCAGCGTGGCCTCGTTAAGACAAAGACCAAGCGTGTCGCCATGGGCCTACAGAACCACCTACAGCTGCAGTGGCAGAACGACGTTGGTGGTATCAAGGCTATCGATAGCCCTAAGGCTGTCCAAGAGTGGATCTCGTCCCAGACTGCAGCCTACGCACAGGCAGCTGGTGTCCAAGACATTGACCCTCTGATCACTGCGGAAATCTTCCAGCCAACGGCTATGCAGGCATCAGCCCAGATGATGGGTGACCACCAGACCTACAGAGCCAAGGCGAAGCTGGGTCAGTTTGCTGCCGAGTTTGAGGGTGCTGTTGGTATGATCGCTACAGGTGCCAGTGGTGGCAGCTCTTCGGTCGAGGACTTCATCGCACGTATGACCCACAGTGAAAGCTCTGGGCGTAGCGGTGTCATTAACGATGAAGGCTATGGAGGCTGGATGCAGTTCGGCCAGGCTCGTCTAGACGACTACAACAACATCCACGGAACCAGCATCACCGTCGCACAGTTCGCCGCAGACGAAGCTCTTCAGAAGAAGGTCAACGTCTGGCACATCAATGCAGTGGACAAGGAGATCGACAAGAGCGGCTACCTAGCGCTTGGGTATTCCCGCGATGGTCTCCGCGCTGTCCGTCACCTCGGTGGCTGGGGTGGTGTTGAGAAGTTCGTGGCCAACGGCGGTAAGAGCGACATCGCAGACAGCAACGGGACAACACTGACAGCGTACTATAACAAGTTCGCCAGTTCTGCCCGCGCTCTTGAGGGTGAGGCCCAACAGGCAATCGCCAACGGGTTGCCCCCAAAGGACGTCAACAAGCTTCTGGTAGAGAGCATCATCGCCCAAGCAAAGCAGACAGGGAACGCTGCCCTGATGGATATCCTAGACGATGTCAACACAGGCAATGGCCCTCTCGGTAACGTAGGGTGGGTGAAAGAGGAACGCCTCAAGGCTGCTGAGTACATCAGTGATGAAGCGTGGGAAGAAGAGGATCGCGCCCACTCAAGGGAGGTACGCGAACGTGCCGATGCCAAACGCACAGCAACTTCAACAGGCTTCGCTGCTATCCTAGACGACCCCTTCGGTGACCACTCCGGTATCATCGGTGAGGCCAACGGTATGGGTGAGGGCAAGCTGGCACAGGAGCTATATGAGTTCCAGAAGCGCATTCAGCGTGATGAACGTGAAGTAGTAACTGACCACAACGCTGTGATCATGATGCGTAACGAGATCATGCAGGGTGCTCTGGATGATGGTGAGCTTACTCGTATGGTTGTAGATGGTGTGAATGCTGGGCTGTACGACTCCAACGTAGGGTCCTCCCTTATGACCGCTATTAAGACCAGTAAGGGTGCAGCAGACTTCCTACGAGACCCCGGTGTTCGCAACTGGATAGACAACGCAACCGCCGAAGTTAAAGACCTCACACAGAAGACAGACCCCTTCACTAGGGACGTTGTCGTCAGTGGCAGGGAAGTAGCCAACAGGTTCGAAGAAGAACTGACTGACGAAGTCCTAGCCTACGTCGCAGAAAACCCTGACGTCTCTAAAGAGAAGGTACGCCTGTTCGTTCGCAAGAAGGCCCGTGAGCTGCGTAAGGAACCTGAGTATGGTGGTGGTGTCGTAAGAGATGCTGAAACTACGCCGACTGTACTCGACACAGACGGTGGCCCTGAGGCAGGCAGTGATCCTCTGGCATCTTTGTCAGACGCACAGGTAATGCAAGCAGCTGAGAATAGCGGCATGACCACCGACGAATACATCAAATCATCAGGCTCAACCCGCAAGATCGGTGGAAGCTGGTGGAACCCTTTCGACTAAGGAAACATGAAAATGACTGAAGCAGTAATGCAAGAGCTTGTGGGTAAAGACGGTGTGAAGTTTAGCGCACCTGTCTTCCCTAAGCCACAAGAGGGGGAGGCGGCAACGCCTTCTCCAGTAGAAGACGGACCAAGCATGGAAGCCCCTAGTGGCGTCGTGGGTTTTGTTGACGAGGCTGCACGTGCAGTCGTAGGTGGTGTACGCAACGGCCTGCAAGAGGTGGGTGAAACTGTACAATGGGCGGCAGAGGGTGTCGGCAATGCAGTCACTCGCGGCCATGATGTCTACTACACAGGCAACGATGGCTTCGAATGGCTCACTGAAGAAGAGGTGATGAAGCGTGACGACGTACCAGCATGGCAGACCCGTGACCTCATCGGTGAAACTCTAGTACTCCCTGAGATGCCAGATACCCGCACGGTTGCTGGTAGTATGGGCGAAGGCGTCGCTCAGTTTGTCACAGGGTTCGCTGTTGGTGGTAAGCCTCTAAAAGGCCTCAAGACAGTAACCAAATCAGGTACAGCCATCAAGGCTATGGTCCAAGGCGCGGTCACAGACTTCATTGCCTTCGACGCACACGAAGCGCGTTTCTCCGACTTCCTGCGGGATAACCTCGGACTTGCTGATCCAATCACTGAATACTTGTCTGCGGACGAAGATGACAGTGTGTTG